AGGCAGCCGGAGGTACAAGGATGAGCAAGGCAGCCAACCTGGCAGAGTTGGAAGTGGGAGGGGTAGCGTAGCCATGCCCAGGCTGTATGACGTTCTCTATTTCACTCCTTTGGTTCTCGTATTCTTGTTGGATGCGTTTCTGTTTGCCGTGTCGTTGCATCTGATCTGACCCATTGCAACTAGCGTACCATTCGCCCGGCACAGCCCAATGAGGCACAGCCCGGCGAGAGAAGGGATATTGTGAGCATACCAACCATGGCAGCCCTGGCAGGAATCAACCCTTTGGCGATTCAGGTGCTCTTCTTCACCGAGCCCTGCGCGTCGCACCTGGACCTGGGCAGCAACGACGGCCGCACACTTAGGGGGCTGGACAAAAGCATCATCACTTGCGTGGAACTGTTCGAGCCCAGCGTCAAGGTGCTGCAGGGGGAGGGGTTCCACGCGATCTACCAGCGGGATATTCGCGAGCAGGTCAAACTCTTCAACGGCGAGGTGCAGGTCGAGCCTAACACCAGTTGCGCCTTTGCCTTCGGGCCAGATTCCAATTACCCGCGCTGGCAATTCGACCGTGTGACCGCCTACGACGTGATCGAGCACATCCCGAAAGAGGACGGGCTCAAGCTGCTGGACCAGATCGAGCAGATCTACCAGCGGGAGATCATCCTGTTCCTGCCCATCGAAACGCCCGAGCTTGAGGCAACCGAGCAGTGGCAGAAGCACCGCGAAGAGGGCCTGGCGCAGCACCCGACGGCGCAGCGGGAATTGCACGGGCACCTGTCGAGGTGGGCGCCGCAAGAACTGGCGGACCGCGGGTACTTCATCCTGCAACTGCGGGACTTTCACTTTCCGGGCTTCGGCGCCTTCTTCGCCGCCAAGTATCGCGACCCGGCGGTGCGGGCGCAGGTGGCCGCCAGGGTGCAGTCGTGGGCAGCCAGTCTGCAGCCACAGCCACCGACTGGCCCGCGCATCAACCAGCCCTTGCTGGTGCTGGGTCGGGAGCGCATGGATATTCACCCCTCGGTGGTCATTGGGTACGGTGCGCGGCTAGAAGCGATCGGTGAGTACAACGGCCGGCAGTACAACGGGCGCATCACGATCGGCGAGGGCACTACGGCGGAATACTTCCTGCATATCGGCGCCGCTGAGTTGGTCAGCATCGGCAAGGACTGTATGCTCGCTGGCTACGCCAGCATCACGGATCACGACCACGGGCTCCTCGCCGACCGCCCGCTGCACGGCCAGCCGTTGACGGTCAAGCCGGTCAAGATTGGCGACAGCGTGTTCATCGGCGAGCGGGCCTTCATCGGCAAAGGGGTTACAATAGGCGACCGGGCGGTTATTGGCGCGGGGGCGGTGGTGGTTCGTGACGTGCCTGCGGGAGCGGTGGTCGCGGGCGTGCCGGCGAAGGTGATTGGCCTGCGAGCATCTGACGGCAGGTCTATTCGCAAGCACGACCTGCCCGTGCTGGACGTGGCGAGGATGGCTGAGCAGCCACCAGAGAGCGGAGAGACGCCCATGACCATCTGGCCAGCGTACCACATGACCAAGCCAAATCTGGCTGAATCGGCAATATCGGCGGCTGTGCCCATGCTGATGGATAAGATCATCGGCCCCGCGCCAGTTTACCCGAACGTGGTTGAGCAGCCTCTTGTCAGCATCATTATCCCGACCGTGGACCCCTGGCAGGATCAACTGCAGCGGTGCCTGGATACCATCAGTCGCTACACGCCGTTGGCCATTGAGATCATCATCGTCGACAATGGCTCGGGCCATGGAATCTGGCCGTTTGGCAACTTGAGGATTGAACGTATCCACAACGAGACAAACCTCGGCTTTGCTCACGCCTGCAACCAGGGCATCGCGACCGCCAAGGGGCGCCACATAGTCCTACTCAATGATGATGTCGAGGTAACGGATGGCTGGCTGGAGCGGATGCTAGAGGCGATGCAGCCTTACGAGGATGTCGGCCTGGTTGGGCCGATGTCTGACAACGTGAGCGGGCCGCAGAACGGGCCAGCAGTGCCAGGTGCCAAGCCCGTGCCGATCATGCGTCTGGTCGGCCATTGCCTGCTGATCAGTCGCAGGGTGATCGACAAGATCGGCGGGCTTGACGAATCGTTCGGCCACAACTTCGAGGACGATGACTACTGCCTGCGGGCCGCCTCGGCTGGCTTCACGGCGCACATCGCTACGGACGCCTTCGTTCATCACAAGGGCAGCGCCACCTTCAAGGCGCTGGGCATTGACTACTCTGCCACAATTACGGCTGCCTGGCAGAAGTTCGCCGCCAAGTGGGGCGCCCGTGGTGACGGGCCGGTGAGTGGCAGCTATCAGGTGGACGTACCTGCATGGGACAGGGAGCGGTGCTACGTGCCGCTGCCGAGCGTAACAGCGTGAGCGCACCCATCGTCCTGCGTTGTGCCTGCTGCGGCCTGCCATGGGCACGGCTCGTTTGTGGTAAACTGGTGGTGGAGTCACGACACCACGGCGCCAAGCACGAGAACGCCGTCGGCGTAGAGAAATTGGTGCAGATGTGTCAAGAGGAGAGTACACCCGATGAACAGACCCGGCACGGCAGCAACGGGTAAGCACTTGCGTGGCTCTGTTCGAACAATCCAGATGCGCTGTCCTTGTTGCAGCCAGGTGTCTGAGGTATGCTGCAGGTTCGAGGCTATCACTATCCACAACCAGTCGTCTTATGTTGGCAACCTCCCACATGCGGGAGGATTCGAGGTGCGGCTACCAATAGGCGCCTAGCATCTAACCTAACAACCGCATAACCTAGCTGCTTCCAGTAAGCCCCTTGCTCTGGCCTTGTGCCAGCCCGCAAGGGGCTTCTTTTTGTTATCTGCCTCTAGGGGCTTTCCTGCATGTGCAGGTGCGGCAGTTAACCATATCGTTAGCAAGCTAATCGCAAGGCGGGGAGGTGAAGGGCCATGAAGATCGAGCGCAAGACCATCAGCCTTGAACTGAAAGAAGGCGACGAGGGGAGCCTTGTCGCTTGTTTCTCGACTTTTGGCGTGGTGGACAAAGACCTTGACGTAGTCGAGGCGTCGGCCTTCACGCCCGGCCAAGAAGTGCCGCTCACCTGGTCGCATGATTGGAGTGCACCGGTCGGCAAAGGCACCGTGCTGGTGGAGCCAGACCGCGCTCTGTTCTCTGGCCGCTTCTTCACCGAGACGCAAGCTGGGCAGGAAGCATACAAGACCGTCAAAGCAATGGGCGCGCTCCAGCAATACTCCTGGGGATTCACTGTCACTGATTCCACGTTCGAGACCCGCGACGGCCAGCCTGTACGTGTGATCAAGAAGGCACAGGTTTACGAGGTTAGCCCCGTCCTGGTGGGCGCGGGTGAGAACACAAGAACGCTGGCGATCAAGGCCCACGAGCTCGCCGCGGTCAAGGCCGCCGTGCCTTACAAGGCCACGGCCAAAGCGCCTGAAGATGAGGCGTGGTCCGCGCCTGCGCTAAAGGACTTCACCGACAAGGCATGGGACGACTTGAGCGAAGCCGAGAAGACGGCCATCGCCGCCCACTTTGCCTGGTCGGCCAACATGCCACCCGAGAGCTTTGGCGACATGAAGCTGCCGCACCACAACCCAGAGGGCCAGGTGGTCTGGATGGGCGTGGCGGCCTGCGCAGCCAGGATGAACCAGGCGCAGATACCCGAAGGTGACATGCCTGCTGCCGCCTCGCACATCGCCAAGCACTACGGGCAGTTCGGCAAGGATGTTCCGCAAGCCATGCAGGACATGATGGGCAGCGGCAAGACTGCCAAATCGGCTGACGTGGCGCAGGACTTCGACACCACCCGCCGCAATGAGCAGTCCGTCGAAGAGATGTGGGACCTGCGCTGGGAGCTGAGCCGTGCCCTATCCGAATCTCTGGACAGCATCATCCGCGACGAGGCGCTGGACGTTGCCGCAAAGCTGTCAATGGTCCGCACCTCCGTGGCTCAGTACGGCGAGGCGCTGGTCAACTGGGTGTCTCAAGTGGTCGCCCTGCAGGCAACAGGCGTTGACATAGAGATGTATGGCATCAACCAGGACACCATCGACCACAAGGGCCGACCCTACATCGAACACCTGGAGGCGGTGCTTGCTGCCGCTACCCAGGTGAACGAGCGAAGCAAAGCGCTTGCCGCGTTGCGGAGCAAAGAGGGTCGCGTTCTTTCCGAAGCCAACCGCCAGAAGCTGGCGGGACTCCTGACGACGCTGCAGGACATTGCCAAGGAGATCGACACGCTGTTGGCTGCATCAGCCAAGCCGGACCCCGTACCGGCTAAGGCGGTCGACCTGGCCTACATGGAGCGGCGCCTGCGAGCCAGCGGAGCGCTGCTGGCCACCATTCACCACACTTAGAGGAGGTCAACCACAATGAACGAACAGATCAAGGCGGCCTATGACGAGGCCGCGCGACTGCACAGCCAGGCAAAAGCCTTGCTTGCCGAGTGGGCGGGCAAAGAGATGCCAGCCGACAAGCAGACCGAAGTCGACGCCTTGCTCGACCAGGTGGAGGCCAAGACCGCGGAGGCGAAGCGTCTGGAGCGGGCCGCGGACCAGGGCAAGTTCCTGAACGACCCGGCGACCCGCAAGGCGTTCTTCCAGGACAAGCAAGAGAAAGCGGCCAGTGAGCCGAACGCCGAGTACAAGGACGCGGCCGACGCCTTCCTGCGGTACGGCAAAGAGGGCATGACCCGTGAGCAGATCGACGTGATCGCCCGCGGCCCGGTCTATCGCATCAAGGCTGCCCGCGGCGAGTTCAAGGACCTGTCGGTCGGCACCCCCACCGCGGGAGGCTACCTCGTGACCGACACCTTCCTGAGCGAGATGATCGCCCTGGCTCGTGACATGTCGGCCATGCGGCGCATCAGTCGTGTGCTGCCGCCAGTGCCCGCGGGCAGTGTGATCGCGCCATCGCACGACACCGATCTGTCTGACGCGACGTGGACCACCGAGATCCTGACCGGCTCCGCTGACACGGTAGCGCCCTTCGGCGAGCGCAAGTTGACGCCGCACCCGCTCGCCAAGCGAATCCTCGTGTCGAACGACTTGCTTCGTAATCCGGGCTTCGACGTGGAAGCTTTCGTTCGCGAGGAGATGGCCTACAAGTTCGCCGTCCCCGAGGAGGAGGGCTTCGTGAATGGTCTGGGCGTCAACGCCCCCAAGGGCGTGCTGCAGACCGCGAGCTTGCCGACCTACACGACGGCCGCGGCCATCACGCTGACGGCCGACGACGTGATCAACTGGCTCTTCAGCCTGCCCGCGACCTATGCCGCCGCAGCTCGTATCCTCTGCAACCGGAGCTTTATCCGGCGGGCGCGGCTGCTCAAGGACGGCACCGGAAACTACATCTGGGCGCCTGGCCTGTCGAGCGGCACGCCCAACCAGATCCTTGACACGCCCTACGACCTTTCGGACCGCGTGGCGACTGGCCTGTCGGGCACGGCCTGGGTGGCCGCCAGTGTGGTCGCCGTCGTGGGCGACTTCCGCTACTACTGGATCGTCGACCAGCTCGGTATGGAAATCCAGCGCCTCGTGGAGCTGTACGCCGCGACGAACCAGGTCGGCTTCATCGGGCGCAAAGCTGCCGACGGCATGGCTGTGCGTTACCAGGCATTTTATTCCTTGACGATTCAGTAAGGATCGTCAGCCCATCTTCACTCAAGGAGGCTCCACACATGAAAAGCATATTCCATGATTGCAAGGTCACGGTCCTGTCCCAGGAAGTGGCCGACGACACGCTCGTCACCTTCCGTCCTGTAGACATGGCGGCCGACGGTGGCTATGAGGGCGTCGCCTTCGCCATCGGCGTGCAAGAAGGATCGATCGTTACCACCTACGTCGCCCATGCTCAGCAGGACACCACGTCCGGCTTCGGCACCGCGGCCGACCTGGAAGGCACCGCACTGACGTTCAGCTCGATCACCGGCGCCAAGACCGTGCTGCTGGACATCTACAAGCCGGCCGAGCGTTGGGTACGCCCCATCCTGCTGGTGCCCAACACCGCCGCGACCGTCATCGTATCCTGTACGGCCATCCAGTACAACGCACGCCAGGCGCCCGCAACGCAAGACGCGACCACGTCCGGCTCCTGGACTGGCGAGTTCCACGCACAGCCTGCCGAGGGCACGCCCTAAGCCTGAGCACGCGGGGTAGCACGCGCTACCCCTTTCCTACTTCCAACCAAGGAGGTTACATGGAATGCCAGATGTAAATGTTGCGAACTACAAAGAGCAAGGCGGCGCACGGGACGTGATCGGCGGCAGCCTGGACGTGGTGAGCGGCGGCGAGATCGACTTCGAGTCGGGCTCGGCGCTCAAGATCGCTGCCGTGACCGTCACCGTCTCCGCTGACGAGGTGAACCAGCTCGACGGGGCGGCCGTCACGGCGGCCGACTTCGTGAAGCTGCACGCCATCACGGCCACTTCGACGCAGCTTAACCGGACAGCGGTTACGACGGCCGGCGTCGTGGAAGCGTCGAAAGTCGTCGTCGTGGACGCCAACAAGAAGATCGACACCATCGACGTAACCACCCCGCTGATCGGCGGCGTGACCGTCACGGCGACGGCAGCGCAGCTCAATCGGACTGGCGTCACCACCGCAGGCACAGTCGAGGCGAGCAAGGTTCTGGTCGCTGGCGCCAGCAAGGACGTAGACGTTCTGCGAATCGAGAGCCTGTTGCTGGGCGCCGTAACCGTGACGGTCACGGGAACCAACCTCAACAAC